GCACCCCCGGAGCCTCCAGCGTGACCGTCATCCGCCGCTCCGACAGGTCACAGGTGGTGACGTGGGCGTCGGCACCGGAGTCCTGAACACCCTGCAAAGCGGCGGTGAGGACGTCGAGATGGTCCATCGTGGTCCGGTAAGAGTCGGACAGCATCGCCCGGCCCACACCCACGCCGTCGTCGCCGCGGAACAGCCGCAGCATGAACTTCCGGGTGTCCGGCTCGCGGATGACCTTGACGTCCATCGTGTTCCCGGACGCGTCCGGGACGGGCACCTCGTGGCCGTGGAGCCAGCCGTTGGCGTTGGCGTCGTACAGGTCCGGTGCCTCGTTCCGCATCCGGCGGACGTAGGCGCGGGGCACACCCAGCTTCTCAGCCAGGCCCTCGTCGAACACCTCGGTCGGCTGGTAGATCCCGTCGACCGTCTGAACCCCGTCGTCGGTGATCTCAGCTTCGACACCGTTGACGATCAGCTGGGTGCCTTCGAACCGCATCGCGGCGGCGTTCGCGACCACGTCGAGCTTGCGGCCCTGCTGTTCGGAGAGGATCTTCGCGATTTTGTCGAGCCCGGCGAACCGGGCGGTGAGGGGAATGGCTGGCGCGTCAGGAGCCATGTGGGCTTTCCTTCCGGGTGGTGGTGGTTGTCCCCCCCCAGTGTATGTAGAAAAGTAGAAAAGAGCAATCGTGGTCACGGAATCGCGACGGCCACGATGATCGCCAGCACCGCTGATGGCAGCACCCACACCGGCGCCCCGTGGATCACATGAACAGCGGACAGCCACGCCACCCCAGCCAGGATCAGCGCGACGACGATCAGCAGCCAGCGGAACAGGTCAGAAGCCTTCACGGCGTCTCCATCCTCAAAGGGCCGACTGGAACGCCGCCACCGGCACAGTGACCGGCGCGCTATCCGGGATCACCCGGCGCAGCGTCTCACCGAGGGTCGCCTCGTCCAGGGCGGGCAGCTCCCCGAACGGCACCTCACGAAGATCGGAGACCACCGAAACCACCGGCTCGCTGAGTTTCACGGGACGTTCACCTCTTCGGGGCCATCAACCCATACCTCACCATCCGGTGGGCCATACGTTGGGGTGCCACGCGGCGCCGGCCGTTCAAGTTCCCACCGGGCCACCGGAGCCGACCCACCCGACATCGCGCCGACAGCCCGCGCGGTTTCCTCATCGGTGATGGTGAGGCAGTAGAACGCCTGCGGCCACGGCAGGAACTGTGTCATCACCGGCGGGCCAGTCAGGCCATGCACGTCCACCCGCAGATACGTTGACTCGGCTAGGGAACCCTGGTCCGACGACACGCGCCCGCCGACACGGCGGCGGCCCATCAGCTCCACGATCGCCCACTCGCCGAACCGGGCGTCCTCAGAGACCATGCGAATCAAGCCAGGAGATGGCCGCCTGAGCGTCGGTGCGGACCAGCGACGCCAGCTCCCCCAGCAGACCCTGAGCGGGCGCCGGAGAGGGCCCAGGCACCGGGGCGGGGCTGGGCGGCACCACGTACGGGAACGGGCGGCCCGTGATCACCTGGTAGTCGGAGGCGAACTGGGCCATGTCCACACCCTGCATGAACTCCAGCGACCCAAGCATCTCCGGCCAGATCACCACCCACGCTTCCTCAACCGCACTGGCCCAGAACGAGTCATCGAAACTCGTCTCAGCGGCCCAGGTCACGAACCGCTCATCGCCCCCCAGCGGGCCGGGGCCGGGCGGCCCGTAGCCGCCGGTGAGGACCGCGTGGCCGCCAGCGGCCTGCGCCGACGGATCCCATGACCACGGCTGGCCCGCGGCGAACTCCTGCTCGTTGACATCGAGGACGGTGATCCCCGTCAGCAGCGACCCGAACAGGGCGATCGCCGCCTTGACCTCAGCGGTGCGGGCAGGGTTGACCTGCGCGAACCCGACCGCCTTGACACCGTCGGGGCCGCCGGTCTTCGTCAGGTACTCCAGCAGCGTCTGCAGGTCCATCCCGCCGTCCGCGGGACTGCCTGGGCCGTCTACCGCCGGATCACCGTTGGGGTCGAACCCTGGGTTTTGCGAAGCGTAGACGCTGTAGACCATGGCCAGATCCGGGTAGCGGGCCGTGCCGGTCAGGGCAGCCGTGACCAGTCTCCGGTTATTGGCCCACGAAACCGCGGCGCAATCACCCACGGTGTCGTTGCCGAGCATCTGCCAGCCACCATCCAGCGCGGCGAGGTAATCCGCGGCCACCGGATGCGCTGGGACCACACCAGTCAGCAGGGGGGCCAGCTGAACCGCTGGCTTCCGCGACGGTGGCCGGCGGCCGTACGCGCCAGGCGCACGCTGCCCGCTCACGCGTCCTCACCAGCAACCGGGGCCTGCCCGTTCTCGGCCGCCTGCCCACCCGCCGAGTACACGTCGATCGTCCACGCGATCACCCGTCGCCGCGCTGGCTCCGGCAGGGCCGACAGGACCCGTTCCATCGTCTGCATCGCCGCGGTTTCCTGCGCCAGTTCCCGTGACTGCGCCACGTCTCAGTCCTCCCGAACGTCGATCAGCAGCGGCGTCAGGGAGCCGCCGTCGAACCCGGACGAAGCCGGTGTGCGTGTCCACACCCGCCCCTTCTGGTCAAGCCACCCAACACGGCGCAGCGTCGCCGACGGGCGGTCAGCACGCGCCACGGCCAGGTCGCCGTTGACGTCGCGGACCTCATCCGCGTGAACACGCCAGTTCTCACCGTCGGACGCGCTCATCCCCGTGTAGTGGGCCACGGCGGTCTCTGCGGGGCGCCCAGCGACCGGCGACATGAAAGCACCCATCAGACGATGCCCAGCCGCGGCGGGGCGTCGCCGCCGACCTCGTCCATGTCCTCGGGGCGCCCCTCGGCGAAGTCGTCGGCGACCTGGCCATGCTCGAACGGCAGCTGCTCCGCGCCCGTCCGCGCCGCGAGTTCCCCGCCGAGGATCTCACTCGCCACCGCGATGTTGTCGGACGTGACGAGCTCCACATGGCGGAGCCGCACCACCGGGTACGCGACGCCCTTGTCGTGGTCGGTGACGGTCTTCACCACGTCGATCATCGCGACGATCAGGCGGCACTTCGTCGGATCCGCCATCAGATCCTTCGCGTACGTCCGCAGCGCGTTCGTGTTACTGGGCGGCATGGTGCCCGCCAGCGTCACGAGGTCACCCTTGTCAGCAGCCATGGTTTCTACATCCCTTCCGCTCGGTCATGCTACACATCCGCCGCCCCGGTCACCGGCAAAGCCAGCTGGCCGGGTCTCACCACACATCCCACTTCGATCACCGCGCCCGGGCGGGCCAGCGCCCACCGATGCGGCCCACCCGGGTACGTCTTCGCCACGTCCGCGAACCGCACGATCCGCGCGTCATCCCGGATCGCCCCAGCGGTCACCAAAGCGTCCTCGGTCGCGCGGACGAGCTTGCTCAAATCGGGGACATCCTCCGGCCACTCCGGCGCGTCATCCCGCAGCCGATCCGCGTGGACACCCGTCCGGAAATGCGCCGCTGGCCGCGCCAAAGTGAACACCATCGACGCCCACAGGGGCCCATCCAAAGCCGGCTGCCCAAACGACGCCACCCGCGCCGCCGCCTCGACCGCTTCCCGCCACGCCTTCAGGTACTTCGACTTCTCCACCAGGCTGAACCGGCCATTGAACTCACCGGCGGTCTTGAGCGGGATGACGTCCTTGGAGCCCTGCGGCGCCGGACGGCCCGCCACCGTGAACCGGAACCCCGGACTCACCTGCGGCCGCCGCTTCGCCTGAACTCCGGAACGGTGTCATCACCCAGGTCGTCGTCCCCACCGCGGAAGCGGCGGTGTGCCCGGCAACCAAGCGACACCGATCCGCACCACCACCAGGACCCGCAGTTAAAACAACGCTGGAACGTCCCCGTGTCGTCACCGACCAGTTCCCAGGTGAGGCGACCGAGCGTCGGCGCCAAGCCAACAACCACCAGTTCGTATTCGCCCGTGCATTCGCAATCACCACGGCCACGCGCCGGGCAGTCCGGGAAGTGCGACACTGCCTCGGCGAGTTCGCGGGTTTTGTCCAGACCGCCCACCGACGGCCCCTTGACTTCCAGCCAGGTAGCGATCTTCGGCAAGTAAAAGTCCGGGCGGTACAGCGTCCCCGACGGCAGCCGCACCGCCTCGGGCTCGTACTGCCAGATGACATTCAGCCCGTCGAGCGTCACCGCCCAGTCGGCTTCCAGCGTTGACCGGAACCGGACGCCCGCGTAAGCCACGGGCACCCGCCCCACAGCGCCCGAACTCACTGGGCCATCAACTGAGCCCCGGCCATGTCTTCGTCACAGCCGGCCTTACCCGGGAACCGGCCTTCGGGGTCGGGCCACATCAGCTGCAGGTGCGGCACCTCCCGCCCGTAATGGGCGGTGGACACACCGAAGCTGAACGGCTCCCGGTACGCCGCCGGAACCTCCGCGACGAGCATCGGGTAGCCGGTGATCAGCTCCTCCGGGCGGTCACCCGGGGTGAACCGGCCGCCATCCTCGATCATCTTGACGGCGGTGACCAGGATCGGGTGCGCCATCCCGGAATCCACGCCAGCGATCACCAGTTCCGGGTGCCCGTGGGTTTCGGTCAGGCCCGTCGTGTAGGTGAACGGCGGGTTCGCGAGGACACCCGTGGCGTGCCAGCCGACATGGCGGATGTTCTCAGCGCAGCCATGCAGGATCACGTCCGCGGACGGGTGTGAGCAGCGGCTGCCGTGCTTGTGGTGGTTAGGCATGATCTTCCTCCAGTGGGTCGCTCAGGGTGCCGTCCGGGTAGACGGGCACCCACGGCCAGCCTTGCGCTGACATGACGTTGCGGTGGAGCTTCCTCGGCCAGGTGCGGCCCTCCTCACGGTCGCCGCGGAACGTGTCGATCAGCAGCGCCCCCTCCGGCTCGCCTTTCCCCGCCGGGAGCAGCGACAGCCCAAACTCGGGCCAGTTCGACCACCGCCCCGAACCACCCGGCCGCATCGGCACGTTCCTCGCCGACCCGATCACCAGCGGCGGATGTGTTTCCAGCCATAGCGCGCACCCGTAGCGGTCACGGATGCGGTCCCAGAAATCCGTCACCGCCGTGTGGTCGGCGCGTTCCCCGATGTCGGCGTGCATCTTGTAGATCGGGCCCGCGCAGATCACCTCCGGCCGCGCCTGCCGGATCCGCGACGCCAGCAGATGCGCGTTACCTGGTTTCGACAGGTCCAGGCCCGCCGGGTGGGAGAACACCCGCAGCGCGTCCGGATCGTAGCCCTCGTGGCGTTTGGCGACGGCGAGGAGCTTGTTCATCTTCGACCGCACCAGGTAGCGCGGATTCTCCAAGTCGATGATCATCGCCCGCAGTGGCCGCATCGGGGTCCACGCGAACGGATGCACCCCCGCCGCGCACGCCGCCGCGATCTGATACGCCAGATACGTCTTGCCGCTGCCCGGGCGGCCAACGACGACGACGCGGTCCTCCCGGTTCAGCAGGCCCGGGATCACCGGCACCGGCTGCGCGCGGGGGGACGCGACGAACCGCTCGGCGGTCATCGCCTCGTCAGCGTCACCATCAAGCGCCGACGCGGTCGCGGCGGCGCGGTCGATGTCGTCCTGGCAGCCCGCGACGAAGTCACCGATCGGGTCGTGGCCGTTGCCCGCGACGCGCTGCAGCATCCGCGTCGCCGCCTCCGCGACCCGGCGGCGCACCGCCCGGTCCAGCACCAGGCGGGCGTGAGATTCCACCCCGAACGCTGGCAGCGCGTACAGCTCCAGCAGGTACTCCCCGCAGCGCGCCTCACCGCCGAACACCTTCGCGTCGCCATCACGGGTGATCCAGTCCTTCAGCGTGACCACCGTCACCTGCGTCCCCGCGGCGTACATCGACACCATCGCCTGAAAGATCACCTGATGGGCCGGGCGCAGGAAATCACCGGCGGTGAGGATCCCCGCCGCCGCCTCCACCCCACGCGGCCCGGCGAACATGCCAGCCAGGGTGTACCGCTCCGCCTGAAGATCCTGCGGCGGCGCGGACGTGGTGGTCACTCGCCGGCCTCAAGCTGGCGGGCGGCCTGCTGGCGTTTGTGCTCGAGCAGCGGCACCGGCCCATGCTCGGTGACGATCACCAGGTCCTCATCCGCCTCCCGGCCGCCGATGGGCATCGGTTTCCCGGCGCCGACGCGCCACAGCCACTGCCGCTGCCACTCGTCGATGATCTGCGCCAGGTGACCCGGCTCGACCCAGATGCCAGGTTCGTCGTGCTTGAACTGCTTCAGCGCCGCCACCGTGTCGCCAGCGCGGTAGAGGCCGAGGATGGAATGCCACGCCTCGACATCCGCGGCGCCGACCGTGCGGCGGTCGAACGCCGCCACCATCGCGAGCAGTTCCGCTGTCTCACCCTTGTTCACATCATTCCCCTTTCTGGTGGTAGTGGTCCGCGAGGCTAAGCGCCTGGTCGACGGCCGCATCAGTGGTGGAGGGTCTATGGCCGTTAGAGGCGGTGCGTTCCCCGTCTGCTTGAAGGCGCAGCCTGTCGTAATGCTTGCGCAGCTTGGTCATCGACATGATGTTGGACCGCCAGAACTCGTTCGCCTGGCACCAGTCGATCGCCCACGCTATTTGGCTCTCGCTGAGGCCGTCCTTGTCGAGCATCAGGCGGGCCGTGTCACGCCAGCCCTTTGTGATCGTGGGCCGCCGCGAGCCGTTCCCTACGATCCGGTCGGCGAGGTGGCGGCAGAGCCGCTCGACATCCTGTCGGGCCTCAGCGACGGCGCCCTTGGTGGGGGCGGCTTCGGCGACCGCCGGCGTTTTAACAGAACCACCAACTACATGTACCTCTACAGAGGTACTTCTTTTCTGGGAACCAGGCGCCCTAGGGTAGGGCACCTCCTGCCCTAGATTTGGGGTCTCCTGGGGAACCTGGTGCCCTAGGTTGCCTGTTTCCGCAGGCGGGCCCTGGGGAACGTCGTGCCCTAGGGCGGGTGGGGGTAGGGCACTAGGTTCCCTAGGGATGAGCAGGCGATATCCGGTCTTCGTGCCAGCCCGGGCCTCCTCCAGCGAGGGCCGGTTGCGCTCCACCCACCCCGCCTGGTCGAGCAGATCGAGGTGCTCCGTGACGGCCCGCCGGCTCAGCCCGGTCGCCTGCGCGATCTCGCTCAGGCTCTTGCGGTGCTGGCGCAAAATGGTCGCCGTGGCGTTATCCGACCACAGCAGAAGTGTCAACACGATATGGCGGCTCGGCGCCGGCAGCGAACTCGCCGTCACGGCGCGCTCCACTTCGGAACGCGTTGGCCGCGGTTCTTTCGCCGCCACATCAGGACTCGGGGACCGCGTTGGGCACACGCAGCCAGTAGCCCGTTTTGACGCCCTGGCAGGCGACGGACAGCGGCGGCCGTTTGCGGGTTATCCACCCGGCGTCTTCCAGCTGGGTCAGGTGCCGGCAGACGGTGCTTCTGGATAGGGACGTGGCGCGGCAAATCTCGTTGAGGCTGCGGCTTTGATCGGTGGGGACCGCGGCAGCCGCCGCGTCGGACCACACCGCCAGCGCCAGGATGAGGGTCTTGCCGGGGGCGGGGAGGTCGCTGGCGAGGACCGCCCGCTCCACCTCGGCTCGCGTGGGGATGCGCATCCCGGGACGCCGCGACGCGGGATCGGCTATCGTAGGCACATCAAGCCTCCAGGCGTGGAGCTTGCGGAGGGCCAGCCGACCCGCTAAGGGGCTGGCCCTCCGGTGTTTTTCAGGCTCGGATTCCCTAGACCCTACTCCGCACTAGCGGTCCGTGGCGGTCCTAACCCCAACTTTCACTCCTGCCCCGACACCCAGGAGTAGCCGCCCTCATCATCGATCAGGGCGAGCTGGCCGTCCCACAGGATCATGGCCCGTTTGCGGAAGTCGCCGCCGGAGGGGACGAGAAACCCCCGCCCACGCGCCTCGGCAGGATGGTCGTGGATGTAGCCGTGGCAGATCCGGCTGACGCTGGCTCCGTTGGACGCTACGTCGGGGCCGCCGTGGGCGGTGGTGAGCCGGTGGTGGAAATCCTGCGCCTGGTCCTTCCCGCACCACTCGCAGCGGCCCCCGAGCGGGCGGGCCAGCACCAGGGCGTTGAGCGTTTCCCAGTCGTGCTGTGGGAGGAGCCCGCCGATGTCGACGCGGAGTTTGCGGGGTGTCTTGTTCCGCAGCCCCTTGCGGCGCTTGAGTCCTTTCGGTGTGCGTGGCTGACGGGGTGGTGGCTTCGGATAGGGGCCCGGCCACTCGCTCACCTGACGCTCTGGCGGTGTGGTGGCTGCGTGCGCCAGTTGACGTCGGTAGACCGGATCAGCCTCCGGTCGCGGTGCTGGCGGGATCGCCAGCGGAGTTCCCCGATCGTCAGCTGCCTTTCTTCGGCCTTCCCGCGTTCGCTGTTGCACAGCGGGCACGACAGCACCCAGCTGCCTTGCCGGGGACGGATCGGATAGTGGACGCGGGAGAACAGGTGGTCGATCGTGGGGTAGTCCGGCGGCAACGGTGGCAGCGGCGTGGGCTCGTACGTCTTCAGCGGCCGCCGGCACCAGAAGCAGAACGGATCCTCCCGCATCAGGTTCCTGCGGCGCCGGGCCCGGCTGTTCACGTTGCGCCCCGGGGGCCGTACGCGGCGCCGACTGCTCCCGAGAGGGCGTGCCCGGTCGCGAGGTCATGAGCGAACCGCTGGGCTTCGGCTTCGCTCATGACGATCTCCCGCGTCGAGCCGTCGCGGAACGACAGGATCAGCTGAAGCTCACCGTCGGCGGCGCGGGTGATCTGGTAGTAGCGGACGGGATGGCCGGTGTCGCGCGACATGCCGCGCCGGTGCCCGCTGGGCCAGCGCTCGCGGCGTCTCACCAGTCGCTCACGTATCCAGCCAGACATCAGCGTTCAGCCAGATGTGCAGCGGCTTCCGTGGTTCGCGGCCCCAGGCGACGTGCCAGCCATGGGGGCCCGCCTTGACGGTGCAGTAGAAGCTGCTGTCCCGCGCGGCGCACTGCTTCCCGGGTGGTTCGTGATGCGGCTGAAGGTTCAGCCCTGAGCCGGGGTCGTAGACACGTGTAGCCGCGTTCTCCGTGGTGGTCACGGTGACTTCACCCGGCTGACCGACAGTGATCCAGCTGAGCCTTCTTTGAGGCGCTGGGGGACTTCGAGGCCCCATTCGGCGAACATCGCGTGAATGGCCTCCGTGTCGTCTACGTAGGAGCCGCGGCCGGGGCGGCTGGTGGTGATTTTCCATCCGGGGATGACACCCCGGTAGCCGTGCAGTTCCCGGTAGAGGCGGTCTTTGACCGCTTCGGCTTCCCGCATTTTCTCGGTGGCCTCACCGTAGGCGGCGATCATCGTGGCGAGCTCCGGATCAGCGGACAGGTCCGGGAGGCCTTCACCGGTGTCCTCACCCCTGCACAGGGAGAACATCTCGCAGAACCGTTTGCAGAAGACGTAGGGCTTGTCCTTCGGCAGTGGCTCCCCTGCGGCCTGCATGGCGGCTATGTGCTCGTAGCGGTCCGCCCAGTGGTCAGCGAAAGCCCGGTCGAACGGCCGCTCATACATGCGCCAGTCGTCGAACGTGCCGTCGACGGGGGCCAGGAGGACCCGGACGAGACCACCGTCGGGGTCGGGTGCTTCCGCGCGCCAGCGGTCGCCGCCGACGACACCAGCGGCGTACCCCTGGGGCTGCGCGAACCGCTCATCGCGCACCTTCTCGTCCTCCCATTGGGCGGCGGACGCGAGGGTCGGGAATTTCCAGTCGATGACTTCCCCGGCGTTCCACAGGATCTCGTCGGCGTGGCCGGGGATACCGCGGTAGTCAATCGTGTGTTCGTGGCTGAAATGGCTGAAACTCACCCCTGCGGCCGTGAATGCCTCACCCCGGACCATCTGGAGCCATTGGTGGAGGGCGCTGCCGACGATTGAACGCCATTCGTCGGGCTGGTCGGTGGGCCATTCCCCAGCGATCTGGTAGCCGAGGTACGCGCGGCACCCGGCGACACCGGACCAGCCGACCTGGGTTTGCTGGGTGCGGGGCCGCGCGAGGTCCCAGCCGCGTGCCGCGTCGATGACGGAGCTGAGGTAATCAGCCATCGGTGTTCACCCCCGCTACGGCGCGCATCTCGACGGTGAACGTGGTCAGTGGCCGGTTAGGGCAGCCGTCGGGGCGCAGCGGCCGGGTCTGGGACACCTGGGCCCAGCAGGCGTGAGCGGCGGCCGCGCCGTCGAACACCATCGCCTTACCCAGGTCGCGGGTCCAGTTGGCGTGTCCCCAGCCGTCGTTGCCTTCCGGGTCGTAGGACGCGAGGTACTGGCCCTCGGGGCCGGGATGTCCCGGCCGCCCGGCTCGTTCACCGAGGCACACCATGACCACCTGGCCGGTCACTTCGCGGCTCCCTTCCGGGCGGCGTACTTAGCGCGGCGGGCGGCGAGCCGCGCCTCATGCTGCGCTTTGCGCCGGTCCGCGGCTGACGCTTCCCGTTCAGCGACGGCCGCTGGGATGACGGCGTCGAACCGGGCGGTGACCTCAGCGGACAGGGCCTCACCGATAGCCAGGTGCGGGGGGATGGTGACGGCCCGGGTGGAAGCCGTCGCCGGGGCCGTGATCGACGCGCCAGGTGTGAATGAGCCGGTTTCAGACAGCAGCGCCCACGCGGCCAGGGCGGCCAGGCCGGCGGCGAGGACGGCGCTGAATATCCACAGCAGCGCGGTGACGGGGTTCCCGCCTACCCACAGCCATGTCAGCCGCGCCGAGAGGACCACGATGAGGGTGAGGAGGAGACGGCTCACCCACGAGCTCACACGGGCCCTCAACGTGTCTCACCGCCCTGTGTGGGAGCGGGAACCGGGCCTGGGGGTGGGCTGAACACCGCCGCTGGTGGCCCGCCCGAGCCCGGAATGTCACGTGGTGGGCCCGGCGGGGGTGTGCGGTCGAGGACCTTCTGCTTCGCCTGGGCGATGACCGCGTGCAGCGGCAGCAGCACACCGTCGAACGGTGACGTGACCTTCTCCGACAGCCACCGGTTCCGTGACGCGATCTCATACACGGCGTGGCGGAGATCATTCTCGGTCTTGTCCTTGTTCCCAGCGATCGAGTAGGCGAGGCTGGCGAGGTTCCTCGGCCCCTCATCGCCAGCGCCCGCGTTGCCCTTCGCGCTGTCGTCCTTGCCAGACTTCGCCTTCGCCCGGGTCCGCGCCGCCGGCTTGGCTGTCTCCCCGTCCGGGCCGCTGGTGTCCTCCTCGGCGCCGCGTTCCTGCTTCGACCAAAGTGACCGCGCCACACCGAAACGCAGCGCCGCGTTCCGCAGCCCGTCGCCAATGGTTTCTTTCATCGCCGCGCCGGTCGCGCCTTTCCCGTCGGCGTCGCCGTAACCGAGACGGGTCACCTCGTAGCCGGCGTCGTCGTGGACGGTGAGCTCGATCCACATGCCGCCGGAGCGGTCCAGCAGCGGCGGCGCGTTAGCGATGACCGCCTGGACGATCGAAGGGTTACCCGAGGCGATCGCGGCGAGGAGGACGTCCTTGTCCGGGTTGGTGTACGCGGGCCGCCATGTCCAGTAGGGGTCAACCTGCAAGAGGCGTTCGGTGACGTCAGCGTGGCCGACGTAGTCGAGGTGGGTGTGCGCCGCGGTGATCCACGCCTTGCAGTCCGGGCAGCGGATCTTCTCGTGCTTCAGCCCGCGGTTGTCGGTCTTCCCGCACGCCTTCGACGGGGAATGTGAACAGTCATAGCAGCTGATAGCGGGCTTCCCGAAGACCTTGTCCTCGGGGAACTCCGCCATGAGTTTCGCCGCCCATTCGCGGCTGACCGCGGTCACCTCCCCATGGCCGTTCGATTCCGCTTCCGGTGCTGGCTGACTCATGTGACCCTCCGTCTCATTCACCTATCGAACACGCGGCCACCGACAGGGCGGGCTACGCGTCCCGGGTTTGTGTGATGGCGTCCCGCAGGTCCCGGACCGCCTCGGACCACGTGTCCGCGCGGGCTTTCAGCCGGTCCGCCGCCAGCATCTGCTTCGGCGACGGCAGCCCAGTCCGCGCGGTGCGGCGGTCCGCCGCCGCGGTGATCGCCCGGGACTTGTCCCGCAGCGCCGCCGCGAGTTCCGCCCATTGCCTGGCGAGGAGCTCGGCAGCGGCCACCAGGTCGTCGTGTTCCTGCTGCGCGCGGCCCAGCCGCCCCTCAAGCTCGTCTATGCGGGCGTTCGCCTCGAGATTGCCCGGGCCGCCTGGCCACGTCCGGGTGACCGAGCCGGTGTCCTGGCGGGCGGCCGCGTTCACAACGCCTCCCAGGCGCGGCAGCGGCCGCAGGTCCTCGCGGGGCGGCCGTCGCCCATGACGTACCGCTCCCACCGGTGACGCAGCGGGAACCTGCGGCGCCGGCACGGCGGCGTGGCCAGTTTGATGTGATCGGTTATGCACCAGTGGCATAGCTGGTTTGGGGGCATTCTCGCGCAGTAGCAGCCGGGGGGCGCGTCGGCGCCGAGCGGGCCCGGGCCGCGGCCGAGGAGCCGGTTCACCCGATAGGCCAGCACACGCCGCCGCCACGACTGTTTCACGGCGCTGGCTCGCTCTCCGTGGGTGCCTCGTCAGCGAACAGGCCGTCGGCTGGTTCGACGATGACGTCGAGGCTGGGGCCGTGGACGGGCAGCGCCGCCATGACTGGCCAGTTCATGGACAGGTAACTGGCGTGGTGCCAGCAGCGGTCCACGACCCGGAAACCGCCGCCCTGCTGGGTGATCTGGTCGAACAGGGTGATCAGGTCGCCCACGGCTGGGGGGTGAGGTGTGGGGAGCCGTGATTGGCCGTCTGGGGCGGTGATGGTCAACGGCTGGTAGTGGAACAGGCCCTCACCGGCTGGGGTGCGGATGTAGAACCGGCACCATGTGATCGTCTCCGGGTGTGGCGCCACGGCTGGCGGGGCGGCGGAACGGGCTGGCCCTGGCGTCCACGGGGCGTTCGGGTCGATGCCTGTGGTGCTCATGGCCGGTGCTCCTCGGGGTTGTGGTGGCAGTTCCGGCAGGGCTGGTGACCGTCGCCGTCGTAGTCGTCGACCTCGCAGCAATCACACTTATCCCCGATGAGACGCGGCGTCTCAGTGGTGTAGTACAGCTCCGAGTCGCTCACGTGAGCCTCACGTGGACTGGTTCGGTGGCGTGGTCGCCGCACGCCAGACCCCAGAACATCTCCACACCGTCCTCCCGCATCGACACACGCACCGTCGCCGGCCGCCAGCACGAAGCACACGGCCCACTGTCGGGGTCCGTTCACCGGCACGAGGACCCGGTCGCAGCGGGCCAGGGTTTCCTCCGCCACCGCCTGGAAGTGACTCAGCGTGGCCGTGGTCTTGGCGCTGATCACAACGCCTCCCATTCGGGCTGGCGGGTTTCCCGCTCAGCGAGTGTCGCCGCGAGGTCATCGACATAGTCGAACAAGGTGCCCCGCGGCACTCCCAGGGCGTCTTCGATGAGCTGCCCGGTGCGGGGGCGGGTGCCGTCGCGGCGCCACCGTGGCTGCTGTGTCGCGATCGACGCGACTGTCTGCCACGACACACCCAGCCCCTGCGGGTCGATGGTCCTGGTGTGGGCGGCGAGGGCCGCGTATCCCCAGCCATGCCCGGCCATGGCGGCGCGGAGGGGGGCGCCGCCGTCGCGGAGTCTCGCGCTGGCACGCATGAATCTGGCCTCCAGGGGATTGATCGGTTTCTACATTCAGCATACCGGGCGGGGGCTATGTAGAAAAGATGTCAACTGGTTCACGCGGGCCCGGACCCGGAATCTCCAGGGCTGCGATGGATCACTCATGGCTCATCCTCAGCCGGCGGGTTATAGGCGGTGTATCCCTTGTGGCTCCTCTTGCGGCCGACACGCACACTCCACAGAGCACCCGTATTAAGGCTGTTGTCGCGGCAGAACTTCGCCAGGTTGGTGATCTGGATTGGCGTGCCGCTAGGGTCGCGTAGCCATATCGTCTTCGCGGCCGCGGCCGCGAAGAGACTGCGCGTTGTTTCGCTCACGACAGCGCCGTATCGGGGATTCCTCGCACCACGTCGGTCAGCATGCACCTGACGTCCCTTGGCAACCATGTCGAGCGTATTGTCACGGTGAGTACCTAGGAAGAGGCGATCTGGGTTGCAACAGGGCGGGTTGTCGCAGCGGTGCAGCACGCACAGGCCCTCCGGGATCGGGCCTTTGAGCAGCTGCCAAGCCACTCGTGAGGCGAGAAGAGTGCGCTCAGCGTCTCCGCCTTCACCTGACCCGATCTTGCCGTATCCTCCCCTATTTGTCGCGTTAGTCCAAACCCAGCAAGCCCCTAGCTCGGGACAGTGCTCGGGAACAGGCCCGTCCTTTGTGACCTTTTCCCAGAACCGCTCAGCCAGCGGTTGGCGTGCAGGACTCATATCTCCGTAATATCCTTCAGGCCAGCAGCCAGGCCGCTCCTATAACCATGCTCGAGTGCTAGCCAGAATTTCCCCGGCACGCCCGTGCCCCGCTGGAGCACCAGCGCGTGACGCTCGGTCAGTGGCTCGCGGTCAAGCACTTCCTGGATCAGCACGGCGGCTTCGCCGCGGCCAGCGCGGCCCATCGCGGCCACGGCCAGCACCGGGACACTCAGGTTGTTGTCTTCCATCCACTCGCGCAGCGTCGCCGCCGGCGCGAGGGTCCAGTCGGGGGTGAATGGATGTGTCACCGGTCGCCCTCCTCACAGCGGACCGACGGCCCGCGTTCCCGGTTCCGCCGGGCCAGCCGCGCGTCCACCACCACGGTGACCACCAGCAGCACCAGCGACGCCCCACCCGTGGCCGCTGAGGCCCACCACCACTGGCGGCCCGCGAACAGACCGAGGATCGACAGGAACGCCAACCCGATCCCCACCAGGGCCAGCGGCACGAACTGGGCATCGGTCAGGCCGTAGAACATCCGGCGGTCAGGCACGGGCGCGTTCACAGCCTGCCCGCTTCCTTCAGCATCCGGCGGGCCTCATCGAGGCGGTCCCAGTCCGCCCGGGGCCCGCCCATGTCGGGGTGCATGCGGCGGGCCATCATCCGGTACAGCCCACCCAGCCCGGTAAGCGGCGTGGCGGCCAAACGCAGCTGGACGTCGGCGTAGCCGCGCATCCACTTCTCCGCCGCGTCAGCATCCGCGAACACTGACCCGCGGGGCGCTTCAATCGCCCGCCAGCCCTGATATTGCTCACCCCGTTTCGTCACCCCGTAACGGTCGACCGCGCGGAGGGCCTCCAACGCGAGCGCGATCGCGCGGAGGTTCGCCCGCCAGTCGGTGAACTCGTCGGTGGCGTAGCGGAGCGGCCCGTACCGGGACTCAAACGACACCACCACACCCGGGTGGGAGCCGTAGCGGGCGTTCGCCCGCGGCAGCCCATCCACGCGGATGTCCCGCTCCTGCAGGTCCACCTGAAGCACCAGGTGCTTCGCGCCGAGTTTTTCAGCCTCGGCGAACAGCAGGTCGAGGGTGCCGTCGTAGGAGGCCTTGAAGCGGGAAGGGCTCCGCGCCCACTGCGCCGTGGAGCCCCCAACCCAGTCACCCAGCGGCCTGAACTCGTAACGCATCGCTCAGCCCACCGTTGGTTCGTCGAGGGGGACGAAGCGGCGGTCGCCGGGCATCCGGCGGATCTGCGCCGCCGTCAGCACCATCGGACCACCCATCGTGGGCCGGTCATGCTGCGTCTCGTCAGCGAATCCGAGGGCCACCAGGATCACCCGCAGCGCCTCCAGCGTCGTGGGGCCGGCGGCGAGCCGTTCCCAGAACTTGGGTGGCAGTTCCCCGAACACGTGGAAAGCTGAGTCGAAGACCTCCAGCCGCAGACCAGGCTCATCGTTGAACCGGGTCTCCTCGAACACGACATCCCACCGGTCGTCTTCCGGGCCGCCCTGTATCGCGAGGTACTGGGGGCGGTTGCGGTCACACCACCACGCCTCCCACGAACACACGTACGTCAGGTCGTCCACCATGTCAGCCTCCTCCCGGTTCAGGGCCACCGAATGGTTCGTCAGCGGTGGGGAGCACCCGGAGCAGCAGCACCGGGCATCCGCCCCTGAACCCGGCGGACACCTGCCGCAGCGGCCACGTCCGCCCACCCACCTCAACACGCACCCGGGCGGACGCCGGCACACTGGCCATCCCGCACGCGTCGGCGTCCATCAGATGCGTGACCGACGCCCCCAGATGCTCGGCGGTGACGCCACCCTCGACGTTCGCCGCGATGAGCGCGATACCTTCCCAGGACGCGATGAGCGCCTGGGCGACGTCGTCAGCGACGTAGGACTGGTCGATGATCCACCGGTGCTGGCCGTCGATGAAGTCGCCACCGGCGGGGCCGTCCGCTTCGGGGTGCATGCCGAGGGTGGCGTTCAGCTGCTCGATCTCTTTCAGCAGCCGCCCACCGCAGAGCACCTCATACCTGACACGCTTACCCACCACTGCCTCCCTCACGTCACCATTTGCTTTTGTTCGTGCCGAACAGGAACCCCGTGACCTTGCCGCCCCGGCTGGCTTCCCGCATCTGGCGGTCCTCGCCCGCTTTCCCGCGGGCCGCGCGTTCACCAATGAGTTTCGACTGACGCAGCAGATCGTTCACCGTGACCTTGCTGGCGCCTTTCCGGTGCGCCTTCACCGCCTCACCGGCGAGTCGTTTGGCTTCCTTTTCATCACTTCGCCAGCCCATCGCTGCCTCCCTGAACGTCTCAGTTATCTCGTCGGCCGTGTACCCGGTGGTGCCTGGATCGCCACGTGGCGGTTCGCTTCCCGGGCGAAGAGCACCGCGACCTGCTCATCATCGAGAGACAGGATCTCCGGCTGGTCGCTCATGAGTCATCACCGGAGCCACGGCGATGACGGGTCCGCAGCTGGCTGTCGTCTCCCGCCGCGTCAGCGGCCACCGCCTCACGCACACGCGGGTCCTGAAGGGCCGCCATCTCCAGCGCGCTGACGGTCACCGCCGGTGTCAGGACGAGGGTGCCATCGGGGAACTCCTCAACGAGGTACCGGTCGTAGGCGTGGGTGCGGACCCGGGCGAGGCTCGTGCGGCCACGCTCGTCCACCACAATCTCCGGCTGCCCGCTCACGGCTCAGCCACCTCCGCTGGCTGCTGCGCGTCGAAGTCCTCACTGAGGGCGGCGAACAGCTTCTGCGCGAGGTCGTTGACCGTTGACCGCGCGTACACGGCCCGGTCGCCGTCGCTGACGCTGCCTTCCAGCAGCGTGTTGCCAAGCCCAGCGCCGCAGGTGAGGCTGTACTCACGGCCCTCGTGGCTGGCGTCCACCCAGCTCTGCCGCAGGCCACCCAGCCCGAGTTCTTCCAGCGTGCCGACATCGAACTCGATCTCAAGCGTTAGCTTCCACATCAGAACGGCCCTCCCAGTTTGTGAGCGGCGATGACGAGCACCACGATCCACATGGCGCAGACCGCCACTACCCACGCGGCGCTCTTAGGCGTGGTTGGCTTCCGGGGCTTGCCGATCGAGTAGATCAGCATCATCCGCTGCTCGGGTTTCCACACCGGGCCACGCTGATAGGGCAGGTCGTAGCTGATGTCGCCACGCTGGACCTGGTGGATCAGGTCACCCCACGCGCGGCCAGTGATGTTCATCGCCAGCTCACGCACTGGCTCCGTCGTCTGGAAAGAAGTCACCGCGCTGGCTCCATCTCGCAGTAGGGGCACGCCGTGGACTGCCGGTCCGGCATGTGGTCCCGCACGTGATACGCCTGCTCCACCAGATGCGGCGGGAACCGGCCGTCGAGGATCGCGCCGGTCAGGTCACCCTTCGACGCGTCCGGGCCCAGCCCGTTCCACCCGGGGCGCTCAGCGGCCAGGAGGAGCCGCAGCTCGGCGCGGGTCTTGTTGTTGTGCAGCTTCCGGCCGGTGACGTCACGGCCGTCGAGGACCTGGCGGGCCTCCACCTCCGTCATCAGCGTCCGCCCCGGCTCATCCCAGACACCGGTGGTGGCCTGCGTGGAACCACCCACGACGACAGCACCCGACGGGTCGTGCCAGGTGTAGGGGTGCCGGCCGGTGACGGTGCGGATGAACTCCTCCGCGGCGCGCTGCTTGTCCCTGCTGTGGGTGCCGGGGGCGAACACGATCACCAGGGGGCTGAAGATCCCGGCGCGTTTCCCGTTGACGGTGACGAGACGGCCGAGGCGGCCGGACGCGGCGAGCTTCGGCGGCGGCTCAGGGTGCGGGACGTGGGCTGGGACGCTCATGGGTCCTCCGGGTGTGGTGGTTAGTACCCCTATCTTATGTAGAAAAGTAGAAAAGGACAAGGGGGATTTTGACGTCAGACATGCCGGTGGCCCGGGCCAGCTTTGGGGAGAAAGCCGAGACGCCCGGGCCACCTTGTAACGGGGGGATTACGACACTAACCCAGGCTCTGGGGCACACCAGCAGCCCAGGTGAGACCGCGTGTCAGCAGACCCACGGCGAGAAGTTGCCTCCCGCGCCGTTGTACTTCGCCACCGCCATCGCAGCGTTGGTGCCCGGGTCGAACGGGTTCCCGGGGAACGGTGTCCCCAGGATCTCCCAGAGACCCGACGCACCGGACGGGTTGTACGCGGCCGGGTCCCCGCCGCTCTCACACTCGGCGATGGTCGCCGCCTCCGCCGCGACACCAGCCGGGCCGCCAGCACCGATCCACAGTTGCTCGAGCCCGGCGTATGAGACGACGCCACCGTTGCTGTCCAGCGCCGGCGGAGCGGCCGGGGCTGGCGCGGCGGGAGCGGGCGCGACAGACACAGCCGCGGGAGCCGCGGCGGGCGCAGGTGCTGGCGGTGCCGGCTTCGGCTCGAACCGCTCCGGCACCCCCGGCATGTGCCGCCATTTCGGCCCGATCCACAACCGCGCCCCGACGGGGATGGCGAGCGCGTCAGGGATGATCTTCCTGTTCTGGGCCCACAGCTGAGGCCACCATCCACCCGAACCATCCAGGCGGCGGGCGATACCGAACAGGTCATCACCCCTCCGCACCACATACCAGCGGCCCGCCGGGGCAGCGGTCCACGTGATGTTCCCAGAGATGACAGGGCCGCCTTCGGGATTCCGCAAAGTCGCGGCCGAGGCGGCTGGTGTGGCGAGAATCGCGGCCGCTGAGATCGCCGTGACGATCAGGGCGGACGCCCGCGCGTAGCGTTTCAGCACGCGTATCCTTCCGTTGGGATCACGCGCCCGTGGCCCGGGGAAACCTTTGGCAGGGGAACGCGGGGCCGCGTGCGCCTTAACTCTCGGGAAAATAGCAGGCCCGCTGACGCTTGCCCGTTACTTCCCCGAAACACGCCAGCCCCGGGCACCGACCCTCGCCCGGGGCTGGCCCTCGTCTGGGCCTGGTTTCAGCGGGACGCGCGAAGCCGTTCAGCCACGTCAGCGGCCGGCACGTCGCTCATGAAGCAGCCGCGTTCCGTGGCCAGATCAAGCCGCGCCGACGCCTCCGCGGCTTCCCGCGACGGCCGGCTGGCCCTGGCCGCGTTCTTCAGCTCGATGACCGCGGCGACCCAGCGTTCCTTGCACACGGTCCGCGGCGGCTCCGGCAGCGGCACACACGCCGACTTCGGCTCTGAACCGCACTTGGGGCAGGTCAGGTTAGCCCAGGCGTGGTCAGCGACCTGCTCCGAGGTGTGGCCGTGCCACCGCCTGGTGTGCCTGCTCATCGGTCTCCCAAAGTGTTCCGACCGGGAACACAACAGCAGTTTCCGGAACACAAGAGCCCGGGACGCCTTGCGGCGGACACCGGGCTCGTGCGATGCTGCGTGTGGTCTCGACAACCAGTGCTGAGAATACACGTGAGGCCGGCTTTTCTACAAGCCGGGTTTCTACATCTCCCGCTCTGGTCTGACTGCCCGGCTAGTCGCCCGGGCCGTTCCCGGGTTACGGCCCCGCTGGAGCCGTATCAGAGCCGGTGTGCCACCGCACGCGGGAATGACGAGCTCCCGCGACAGCCCGGAAGACCGAGGCATCGTATCGGCGAGACACGATCAGGCCAGCGCAGGCAGGGCCCGCTGGTGAACCACCAACTAGACCGTGATCACAAGGCGCCCTTCCCCAGCAGTAGCGCGCTGGGGCGTCACACCTAAACCATGTCCCTAAGACGACGGGAAGGTGAGGACGGCCGGTTCGCTGGCCGTCCCCTGCCCTGAGCCCAGCTCTCCGGGAAGTTGGCCGACCAAGCTCATTACCCGAAGCCAGGCGCCGGGCCCTGGCCTCCTGGTGTGATGGTCTGCCAGCCGGGCGCGGTCATGCCGTTCTCCTGGCACCACGCCTGGTCGCGGACCGCCGCGAGGGTGTCGTGAGAGAGGACCGTCTGGCAGCCCGGCTCGGGGCAGAGCAGGCGCCGCATGGGCTGCCCGCCGTGGGTGTCCTCGTAGAGCTCCACGTTGTGGCGGGAGCACTGGACTCCGCTCACCGGCGTATTCCCTATCTTTCTAGTTTCTAGGAAGTCGCCGGCTCGTCCGGCGAGTTCGCGGACGGGCCCGCGGATTCGCTGAGGTAGGCCTCGATGGCATGGTTGAGGACCGCGCTGCCGGTCGTGCCACGCCGGCGTGCTTCGGCGAGGAACGCGTCCCACCGGTCGTCGGGTACACGCACATGGCGGGCGAGTGTGGCCACGCATCATGTTCGCACACGCCCGTGAGTGTTCACCCGCCCCAGGAGTCTCACGCCACCCTGGAACACGGGCGGTTGCGCGCGGTCACCACGACGTCAGCGTTACCCTGACAGTTCCGCTCGTGTACCCACAGCCCGCAGGGAGCAAACATGCTGCCATTCGCGCGCCGCGCCGCGCCGTGGGTGATCGCCGTCCTCACCGTCATCGCGACCGCTGACAGTTTCGCGCAGTCGTTCCACGGTTTGCTGGCGTGGGCGTTCAGCCACCGCGACGGCGCGTGGGCGTGGGGTTTCCCCGTGATGATCGACACGTTCGTCGTCGTCGGGGAGGTGCGGCTGTTCATCGCCGCCGTCGACGGCGCTGCCACCGCGGTCAAGGCACGCTGCTGGCTGGTCACCGCGGCGGGCCTGGCCGCTTCCATCGGGGGCAACGTCGGCCATGTCGGGTTCACCGCTCCCCTCGGCGACCAGGTCACCGCGGCGGTGCCGCCGCTCGCCGCGACGGTGTCCCTGGGGGTGCTGCTGGGCCTGGTGAAGGCCACCTCGGGTGCCAAGAGCACCACGGCGGCGCGTAAGCCCAGGTCACGGGATGACGCGCGTGAAACCACGGTGGTGAAGCCGGCTGGGGCCGCGCCGGCGCCCTCCGAGACCAGCGCGGCCCCAGCCGGGAAGCGTACCCGCGGGCGGCGCACCAAGCCCGCCGACCCAGGCACCGTCAGGGCCGTCGCGGAACGTCTCGCCGCCGGTGAGGCCCTGTCACGGCGCGGCCTGGCCGCCGAGCTTGACCTGACCCCGTACCGGGCGGAGACCATCCTCACGGCGGCGCGGGCCAACGGGCACCTCAACGAGGAGGACCACTGATGCCAGCGAAAATCACCGCGGGCAGCGCGCAGGCGAAAACCCTCGCGGCGCTGTCGAACATGGAGTTGCGCGGCACCACCGACGTCGCCGCCTACGCCGCGTCGGTGCGCGCGATCGCGTATCACTTCGCCCTCGAACTCGACGTGACCGCGCATGAGCTGCAGGTCGTCCTGGGGAAGGCGAAAGGCAGCATGATGGACCGCTTCCAGGCGCGGATGGCGGCACGCCGGGTCGTCCGCAAACTGCGGGCAGCGGCGGAAGACGCCCGGTCGGTGGGTGACAACGCCGCCCGGTTCTGGGCGGACTACACCCGCACCTACGCCGAGGTGATCAACCCCGACCGCAAGACCCGCGACACGTGGCAGTTCACCGAGAAACCAGCCGCGAAGGCGAAGTAAGCGAACTACGCCGGGCGGTAAACGAAGCAAACCGGGGGCGCTGGTCAGCTCCCGCCGTCCCATATCACCGGAGGGTTCCCCGATGGCGCGGAGCCGCGACCATGAGAACCACACCCTGGAGCGTGTCGCCGCCGGGGAACTGTCCCGTGTCGTCGTCGTGGCGCCACCGTGGCTGGCGTGGATCGCGACCCTCACCGGCGGCCTGCTGCTGCGGCTGGCGTGGCCGCAGTGGGAAGCCGCCGCGTGTGTCGGGTCCGGCGGCCTCGTCCTGTCCGTCTTGGCGGCGCATCTGACCCGTCACCGCGAAGGCCTCGGCCGTTACCTCGCCGCGGTCACGGTCCTGCTCGCGTTCGGGTGGCTCGCCACCGCGGAGGCGGCTGGGCTGACCCGGGTGGTGGTGGGGGTGTGGTTCATCGGCGGCATGGTCGTCGCGTTCGGGTGGTCGATGTGGGTTCACATCCATGAGGGCGGCGACGAAGCCGGTGTGCATCACCTGTTCGGCCGCGCCGCGAAACCCGCCAGCCTCGAAGGCGCCAAGGTCCTGTCGGTCAAGCTGGCCGGCCGCAAGACTCACGCCGTCGTCCAGCACCCACCCGGTGGGGTCACCGCGGACCTGATCAAACGCGCCCCGAACCTGGAATCGGCGATGGGCCTGCCCCCGAAGTCGATCACCGTCAGCCCGCATGAGGACCACGCCGGCCGCTCCCACGTCGTGTTCTCCGACCCCCGCGTGCTGAAAACCCCGGTGCCGTGGCCGGGGCCGTCGCGGCCGGGGGCGTCGATCGCGGAACCGGTGCGGCTCGGTTTGTGGCAGGACTCCGAGCCCATGGACTACCGGGTGGTCAACCACCACAACCAGGTGATGGGCGCCACCGGCGTTGGCAAGACCATGTCGATGGGGTGGTGTGAGATCGCGGAGACGGTCACCCGCTATGACGCGGCGGTGCTGGCGTTCGACATCACCAAGGGTGAGCAGTTCCTCGGTCCGCTGCGGCCCGCCCTGCATTGCCTGGAAACCACCCCGGAGGAGGCGCGGGCCCGGCTGCGGGCCCTGCATCCGCTGGTGCGGGCCCGCACTGACTACCTCGCCACCCAGCACCTGCCGTCGTGGCGGGAAGGCTGCGGCCTGACACATCTGACGATCTGGCTGGAGGAATGCCCCGACATCATCGCGCTCCTCGACGACGACGACCTCGAGGCGTGGCTGAGTGACGTCAAAGCTGGGCGGTCGGCGGGGATCCGGTGGGTGCTGTCGCTGCAGCGGTCCGACTGGACGCAGATGCCCACTCTCGCCCGCGGGCAGCTCGCCAAGACCTGCTTCGGTGTCCTCGACGACCAGGACGCCAGCTTCGGCCTGTCCGCCCGCCAGGCCGACGCCGGCTGCAGCCCGGAGCACTGGGGTTCGAGCCAGCCGGGGATGGCCTACATCGACGCCCCGTCGATCCCGGACGACCGGCGGATCATGCCGTGGCGGGCGTTCTTCTGGGGTGACGACAGCCACCTGATCGCCGCCCACGCCGCCGAGTGGCCAGCCACCGACCGTCCACTCGACCATGTGACAGCGGCCGCGCTGGCTGATCTGGCGGCCGCTCCAGTGTTCCCGGCTGAAAACCCCCGGCCGGCTACTGTGGCCACAGCACCGGCCACCACACACCCGGCCACCCTCCACGTGGTCGAACCACCCGAGGTGGCCGAAGGAGATGATGAACCCGTGGCCGACATCGAAGTGGACGAAGACACACCGTTCGGCGCGTGGAAGTTCGGCGGCGACGCGCCGGCCAGTGAGCCGATGGACGCCGCCACCGCCCGCGACGTGGTCCGCCGCCAGCTGAACGAGTGGCGGCTGAAAGGCCAGACCACCTTCGGCATCCCCGAGCTCTCCGCGGTGCGTGAACGGACCGGCCGGTCGAGGCCGTGGCTGTATGACGTCCTCGCCGAGTTCGAACGTGACGGGGTCCTGCGGCAGCGGGGCACCAGCCCGTGGACATGGGAGATCCAGAGTGCGGCCTGACCCGGAGAAGACCGAGATCATCCCCTTGAAGGCGTCCACGGTCCTGGCGCCTCACCGGGCCGTCGTGGTGCCGTGGCTGCGGCGCCACTCGTGGGCGCTGACCATCGGACTGGCGGTGGTGTTCCTCGCCACCGCCAACCTCTGGTCCCCCATGACACCCCGCCACTACGCCGAACTCGCCGGCTTGTACGTGGTGGCGTTCGGCGGCGCGTACGTGGGCTCCCGCGGGCGCCCGGGCAGGCACAGGTCATGATCATCCGCGGGCGGGCGTGGGCCCGGGCGGGCAGCCGCGTGGGGGCTGGGGGTGTCAGCGCGGGAGAGAGCCGCTGGTCACACGCCCCTGACGTGATCATCCGACGCCCGCTGAGGGTGCCTGACGTTGATCGTCCGACGTTTTCCAGGGACAGTCTGACGTGATCATCGACCATCCGACAGCCTTGGAAAGGGTTGAGTGACGATGTGGGGCAGGCTCCGGCGCGGTAGATCGCCTGCGGCCCAACTGCTGGCGGGACTGGGTGCGGAGACGTTCGGCTGCTTTCCCAGTCAGGGCTTTTGCGTCTACTGCCTGTGGGATGACCGTGACGTCTTGCTCTATGTGGGCCAGACGACGAACCTCCTGCGCCGTCTCGGTGAGCATCAGCAGTCCCCGACGAGAGGCGCTTTCGTTCGGGTCTCCCTGTTCCGGTGTTACAGCGAGCGCCAGATGCACCTCACGGAGGAGTGGCTAATCGACCGATTGCAGCCCCCCTTGAACGTGTGGGGCACCCGCGACCAGGAGGAACGCGCCAATAGCCGCATGGAAAGGGGCCGCGCCGCGTGGGCTGAGTCGAAGCAGGAGTTCGCGGAGATAGCCCGGCGGGAAGGCTGGGCTAAGGTTCAGCTGCGTCCTATGCCAGAACCGCGCAAGCGGCGGCGTTATCACCGTGAGCCCCCTTTGGCGCCCCCAATCGCGCCTGGCCTTCCGGTTCCCCCGGACGTTACGGCTGAGGTGCCCGAGGGTGGCGTCGAGGTTCCCGCAGCTCCGGTGACATTCCCGTTCTCACCGGAGCTTTCGACTGCGCGCTTCCGGGAGTGGCTCGCGCGGCATCCGGCTGGGTGGGTGTTCAAAGCATCCGATCTCGCGCCCATAGCGCTGGAGGTTGGCCGGTCGCGGCCGTGGTTGTACGACAAGATTGAGGAACTCGAAGCCGATGGCTCCATAGTCCGTCTAGGCGGGCAGCCCATGCAGTGGCGCTTGCGCCCGCTGCTGCTTAGCCCGGCTGATGCGGAGGCCGCCGGTGAGTGACCGCAGCCCTGGCCGGAGTCTCGCGCTGGCCGCCCTGATCCTTTTCGTCCTCGCGGCCGCCAGCCACAGCCTGGCCGCCATCGGGTGGGCGGTCCTGGCCGACGGGGCACTGGGCGCCTATTACCTGTTCGACGTCCGCCGGCGGCCGTTCCTCCGCTGCGGCCGCTGCGGTGGGAGCAACCGGCTGCATTCGAAGGTGTGGACGTACGCGTTCGGCCACTGCGGCCGATGCCACGGCACCGGGAAACGGCTCCGCCTGGGCGCCCGTGTGTTCTTCGGCCAGAAAGGACTCCGATGACGGCCACACTGGCCACGTTGTCCACCGGCGTGGAGCCACTGTCCGCGACCCGTGTCCGACTGACCGTGGACGTGCCGTTCAGCTATCTGCGGGAACCACTGGCGGCCGCGTACCGGGACGCCGCGAAACAGGTCATGGTCCCCGGGTTCCGCCCGGGGCACGCCCCCCCGAGGCTGATCGACCGCCGTGTCGGCCGGAAGACGGTGATCCAGCAGGCGCTGCGGCAGGTGCTGCCGGACCTGTACCGGGCGGCGGTGAAAGACGCCGGCCTACGTGTTCTTGGTGACCCGGACCTTGACGTCACCACCGTCGTCGATGAAGCCCATGTGGTGTTCACCGCCGACGTTGATGTCCGCCCCGAGATCACCCTCCCCGATTTCAGCGGCCTGGAAGTCACAGTCGACACCGCTGAGGTCACCGGCGGGGAGGTGGATGAGTTCCTGGCGGAGATGCGGGAACGGTTCGCGTGGCTCGAACCCGTCCACCGCCCCGCCAGCGCCAGCGACTACGTGACGCTGAGCATGTCCGCGTCAGCCGGCGGCGAGCTCGTCAGCGACGCGCAGGTGACGCAGGTGTCCTACATGGTGGGCGCCGGAACCCTGTTCGCGTCCCTCGACACCGCCCTCACCGGCCTCAGCGCCGGCGACGTGACCATGGTCCGGGACAAGCTCCTCGGCGGCTCCCACGCCGGGCGGGAAGCCGACATCAAAGTCACCGTCGGCCGGGTCGCCGTCAAGGTCCTCCCCGAACTCGGCGACAAGTTCGCCGCGGACGCCAGCGAACACGACACCCTCACCGCGTGGCGCGAAACCATCACCCGGGACCTGGCCGCGGCGAAACGCGCCCGCCAGGCTGAGCAGGCCAGCCAGCGCGCTGTCGACGCGGTCCTCGCCGTGACCGATTTCCCGTTGCCTGAGTCGGCCGTCACGACGGCGGTGGAACAGCGGGAACGTCTCCTGCGGCGCCAGCCCGGAACCGGTGGGGTGTCCAGCGACATCGCCGGAGCGCGGCTGCCCGGCGCCGCTGACCTCGGCGGTGAGGTAATGGCGGAGGCGGAGAAGTCGGTGCGGACCGGGCTGCTTCTCGACCAGGTCGCCGAGGTCGCTGGGCTCACCACCGACGGGGAGGAAGTCGCGGCGTTCGTCTCGGCGAAAGCCACCGAAGCGGGTGTCGACCCCGGCGATTTCCTGTCCGAAGTCACCGCGTATCACCAGGAGGCGGCGTTCGCCGTGGAGGTGCTCCGGGGCAAAGCCCTGGCGTGGCTCGCGTCTCAGGTCACCGTCCACGACACCGCCGGCGTCCCCGTCGACGTCACCGCGCTCAGGGAGGCCCAGTGAACCAGCCAAGGGTGATCATGGGTGAGGTGTTCGGCCGGGCCGTCGCCGACGCTCTTGGCCTGGGTGATGGCTCCGGGATCCGCCGCATCGTAATCGACGCCCAGGCCGGCCGCGAACTTAAAGGCCACGTCGAGCATTACGGCGACGAACGGCTCCTGAATGTGGTGCCGCTCCTTGACGGTGTCGAAGTACACACCGGCACGCCACAGCGCGACCCCGGGGCACCCACGGCCACCCAGGCCATCTGGGACGCCGCCGGGGCAGCGGCCCGCCCGTTCGCCGCGGGCATCGCTGAGCAAGCCGCGGTCAGCGGCGACCTGAAAGTCATCGGCCGCGGCGTCGCCCGGGTCGCCCGCGCGGTCCTCACGGCCGTGGAGCCGCTGATCCGCGCTGACGAACGCGCTCGCTGTTATCAGCCCACACATGGCCCTGACGAGCCGGATCAGCCGCCACCAGGCCCGGCGGGCACGTCAGGCGGCAGCTGATGCCGGGCGTCGTGGTGGAGCTCACCGACGGCTGCGAGGAGTATGAGGGAGGCGACTGTGTCCTCGGCGTCACGGGCCCCTTCCGGAACAAGGAAGCAGCCCGGGAGGCGTTCACCGCGGCGAAAGCCGCCGGGAACCGGCCTCACTGGGTTTCGCTGACGTCGCCGCTGGACTGGGATGCTTACCACGCGGGGCGGGCTCAGCCCGTGGTTGACCACGGGGACGTTTCTACATAAGCTCGCGGTGACCGCCAACCACCACACCCGGAGGCACCCAAGGTGATGGGTCATACGCACAGCTTGTGCGGCGCCGCGGGGTGGCTCGCCACCAGCGCCTACCTTCACCTGCGCCCAGCGGCCGCGTTCGGCGGCGCGGCGATCTGCGGCCTCGCCGCGGTCTGCAACGACATCGACTCCAAACGCAGCGAAGCGTCCCGGTCCCTCGGCTACGTCACCGGCATCGTCTCCTGGGGGATCAGGAAGTCCTGCGGCGGCCACCGGAAAATCACCCACAGCCTCCTCGGGATCGCCTTGTTCGCCGGCGGCGCGGCGCTCGCCGTCCAGGCGGCGCACTGGCCCATGTGGATCGCCTGGGCGCTCATCCTCGGATTCGTCAACCACACGGTCATGGACATGCTGACGAAGGAAGGCTGCCCGCTGCTGTGGCCCTGGTCAATGGTCCATTTCGCGTTGCTGCCCCGGTTCCTCCGGGTGACGACAGGCGGTAAGACCCGCCGGAAGCGCCGCCGGAACCAGGGCCGCGTCCACCATCATCTGCGGCGCGGCAGCGAGTATGTGGTGGTCCAGCCCCTCGCCGCCCTTGCCGCGCTGGGCAGCGTCATCCTGCTCGCCCTCGGCCGCTAGGAGACACATCCGTGGAAGCCGAACCGGAACTCGCTCACCTGGCCGCTGAGATCATCGTGCTGGGGGAGATCCAGGGCCAGCCGTGGGTACTGCTCGTGAAGCGCCGCTACCAGCCCTACCAGGGACAGTGGGCGCTGCCCGGCGGCCAGGCCGACGTGGGGGAAGACCTGCGCGCCACCGCGATCCGCGAGCTCCGCGAAGAAACGGGGCTCACCGCCGGGCTTCTGCGGCTCGTCGGAGTGTACGGGTACCCAGGCCGTGATCCTCGGGGACGATGGGTCAGCTGGGCGTACCTGAAACTCGTCGCCGGGGAACTGCCGACCGCGACGGCCGGCGATGACGCGGCCGACGTCAGGTGGCATCCGGCGCGTGAAATCGCGTATGGGGGAATGCGGGTCGCGTTCGACCACGCTCACCTGGTCCGTGACGCGCTGCGGCTGGCGTCGTTCACCTGACCGGCGGTCAGGCCCCGCGGATCAGCCACACGATCAGGATGATCACCAGGATCAAGACGATCAGCCCACCCCCGACGTACATGGAGCGGCCTCCTCAGCGGCGTGTCTGGTCAGGCGTCAGCAGCCGGAACAGCCACGGCAGTTCAGAACCGGGGCGGATGGTGTCGAGGGTCGCGGCGAAGCTGTTGCTGTTGGAGAGGTTCATGCCCGTGACGGTACGCCTGCTCACTCTGGATTGACAGCGCCTGTCGCCTGGGTGCGCCGGTCCAGGTCGGTGCCGTAGTCGAGCAGCAGGTACGGATCGTTCCCGGGACCATGGGCGGGTGGGGTGACCGGCTGCCCGTCTATGCGGAAGAACTCCGCGCGTTCATGGCGTTCGACAAGGCCGATCTGGTCGAACAGCCACCACTTCCATGACCGCTCGTTGTACGCGGCGGGTGGCACGAGCATGTAATGCGCCACGAGGATGGTGTGTCCGGGGTGGTAGCTGTCCGGCACACGGGTGGTGATGACGAGCGTCAATCCCCGTGAGCCTTGCCCCCGGTCGGTGTCGGCGAGACGGAACGTCCACCCGTCCCGGTAGGAGAGGCGGTCCACGATGCTGGCGAGTTCGCGCGGGTAGGGCGCCACCTGCGTCATGGTTTCCGGCGTGGTGTGGTCGTTCATGGGTTAACGGTAATGGCCGCGGCGAGGCGGCTGCCAGGTGTGGCGCCGACGGCGAGCTGCGCGGTGAAGGGCTTCACCTTCGGCGAACTCGTGTCCGACGCGGTGACGGCCGCGACGGCCGCCGCCGCGCTGGCGGGTTTCACGGTGGCCGTCCGGCCGCCGGGGGCGATGGTGGTGGTGACGGGCCCGGTGAACGCCCAGCTGATCGTGTCGCCTGTCACGTCTCCGTGGTCGTCCTTTGGCGCGAGGGTGACGGTGGCGGTCTGCGCCGCGGTCATGAGCGTGTTGCCTGGCTGAGCGCCCATGACTTCCTGCCACAGGGTTTTCAGCAGAGCCGCGCGGGGGTCGGTGGGCCCGGTGATGGTGTTCGGGTGCGGCGGCGCGGCGGAGGGGTCGCCGTTGTACCACATGACGTCCGACACGGGCAGCCCAGCGGCGAGGCGGCCCGTGAGGAACGTGGTGACGTAGCTGAGGTAGGCGGTCAGCTGCGCCGTGGTGGGTGTGCCACCGGAGGCGGAGTTGCCGAGTTCGCCGATCCCGACGGGCAGCGGTGGGCTGGACTGGGCGGCGAGGGACGCGAGGGTGGCGAGGGTGGTGCCGGAGTCGTACGCGGTGCAGTACAGGTCCGCGGCGACGACGTCGCAGGATCCGCTGGGGAACCAGGAAGCCCACGCGGCTTCGCCCGCGCCGCCGGACGCGTCGTAGACGACGTCGACACCGAGGGCGTGGAGAGCCGGGTAGTAGTAGGCGAACCCGGCTTTGCACGTGGCCGCGGACATGCCGGTGATGGTCTGGACTTCCTGCCACAGCACCACCCGCACCCTGGCGCCCGCGTTCAGGAACGCTTCAACGGAGACGGCGAGGGAGCTGGCGTCGGCGGGGGTGCCGGGGAACGTGGGCTGGTAACACAGCCACAGTGTGCAGCCCGCTCCGATGAGTTCAGCGACGTCGGCGGCTGGTGTGGTGGGGTACTGGGCTGGCTTGAAGTAGATCTTCTGCGCGGAGCGGGCCAGCGGCGCGCCGACGTAGCCGTCGAGGATGTCGGCGGTGGCGAGAACATCGGTGGTCCCCGTGTAGACGCCCTCTTTCGAGGTGGCGCCTACACGGGGAACCGGGCCGGTCAGCTGGAACTCCCGGTCAGGGGGTGACGGTGATGTTGCCGACGAGCTGGCTGGTGGCCCCGGCGGTGACGTCGAGGGTGAACACCGTCGGCGAAAGCGTCGGTGACGACGGGTCGGTGCCAGTGATCGTCACGGTGCCTTCCGCGACCGGCACGAGGGTGACGGTGTGGGTGTCGGCGCTGACGGTCGGGGTGACGACAGCGCCGTTGTCGCTGAACGTCCACGTGACCTGGTCCGGCGTCACATCGCCGTGGTCGTCCTCGGGCAGCAGGGTGATGACCGCGTTGGTGTTGTCGACCGTCATCTGCGCGCTGGTGGCCATGCTTTCTCCTTCAGTGGTGACCGACATGATCGGCCCGTGGGGGCCGTTGATGGTGAGCGACGCGGTGAACCGCGGCACGACCAGGGCGCGGAGCTCCTGGTAGAACTGCGCCACCGCCGTAGGCGGCGCGGAGCCGTCAGCGGCGAAGCCAGCGGCGATGAGAGCGGCCGCGTCCAGGCGGCCGCTCAACTGGTTCCCTCAGCGGGGCTGAGTTCCGGGCCCACGCGGCCTCCTCGGGATTGGCTTCAGGGGCACCACGCGTGACGCTACACCACACCAGGCCGCTCAGCGGAGCGGGTCGTGGTAGATCGCCGCCCACTTCACCAGCAGCGGCGATGGCGGCGGCAGCGTCCCCGGGCAATCCTGCCCGGTGAACGCCACACGGCCGCCAGCGAGGATCCCCACTCCCAGTTTCGACGGCTTCGACGTCCCGGGGACCTGGGTCAGGGGGAACCCAGCCAGGCTGCCGTAGAACTGACACGACGCGGTCAGTCTCTGATCGTCAATGGAAAGACGGTGCTGCTGCGCGATCAGGACGGCGGCGGCGGCCAGCAGCCCTAGCGTGAAAAGAGCCGCCAGGACGCCCACGGTGATCCACCGCAGACGGTGCCATTGCTGCACGGCGGCTTTCAGGCTCGCGTCAGCGTTGCCCGCGTTCACCCCGGCGGCTTCCCAGCCATGGAATCCATCCTGGCCTGAATTGTGCTGAGAGTCTCGGCTATCTGGGTGATTGTCTCCGCCATAGCCTCGATCGCCGACTTCCCCGTGGCGAGGTCCTGCAGGACACTGACGCGGCCCTGCAGGTCACGGATCATCTGCTTGTCCTGCTCACCTTCCTGCTGGAGCGCCTCGATCCGCCCGTTCTGCTCATCGATGCGTTCCTTCTGCGTGTTGATAAGCGCGGCCTGGTCGGCGACGACCTGTGTGTGCCGCGCCACCCGCCACGACCCCGCGACGACACCCGTGACGGTGACCAGGCCGGCGAGGATCGCGAAGAACTCCAGCACCCCCCCCAGGGTGATCAGCCCGGGCGGCTGGTGAGCGAGCGCCACGATGATCACGTAAGTGATCTTAGGGTGCGGCTGGCGGTTCACCCCCAGATCGGGCCGCGGCGCGCGAGGTCACGTTCCTGGCCGCCGCGTCTGCCCCCGGTCCCGCAGGGCCGCTGACAACTCCATGATCCTGGCGCTGGTGGCCTCGATCGCCGCCAGGGCCTCCACCGTGGGCTCACGGCCCGCCTGCCGGTTGAGTTCCACCACTTCCCGCATCATCGCCAGCTCCCGGCGTGTGGCGTCGAGTTCCGCCTGCATCGCCGCGGTCATGCTGGAGTTCACCAGGTCGTGGATCACACCCAGTTTGCCGCTGATCCCCGCCGAGGTGCGTTCCACGAGCTCGTTGTTCTCCAGCAGCAGCCGCGCCGCTTCCTCGGCCTGCACCCGCGCGTCTTCCGCGTGGGCGGCGACCTGCTCCTGTGATTCCAGCAGCAGCCGCGCCGCCTCAGCCGCCTGTTCCGCCACCGCGGCCGCGGCTTCACGTGCCTTGTCCGACGCCTCAGCGGCGTCAGCGGCGACCTTGTCCTGCCGCGCGTAGTCGGCCTTGCGGTCCTCACGGTGCATCCGCTCGGTGCGGGCGGCGAGGATCAGCGGGGCGGTGACACTGCTGAACAGCACCACCGCGACCACCTCGACGAGCGGCGCGGCCGCGTGAAGCTGCGAGACTAGGCCCCCAGCCTCGAGGACTCCCATAATGCGTAGCCTTAAGGTGACGTCTTCACTCCGGCGTTGAGCATGTGTGCGTGGATCATGTCGATCCGGGCGCGGGCCTCGGCGGCGACATGAGGATCACGGATCACGGTCATCTGGTTGTCCTGCAATGTCTCGCCGCTGGTGGACCAGTTCGTTGAGCCGGTGACGACATCCACCCCATCGACAAGGACCATTTTCATGTGCATGATGGCGCCCCGTTCGCTGCGGCCCACCGCGACAGAGTTCGACGGCAGGACGTCTTTCGCGAGCAGCGCCGCCTCATGCTTCCCCGACGCCTGCGACGAGTCGAGAGTGAGTTGCACGAACACGTTCTCGTCGTCGAGTTTCTCCAGCAGCGCCGCCGCGAGATCATCGTCGTCGTAGCCGTACATCGCGCAAACGAGGCTGCGGTTCGCGGATTTCACCAGCGCGACGAGTGCACCGTGAACGTCGTCGACCGGGGAGTAGAACGTCGGCGTGGACTCCTCGGGGTAGCCGGGAGCGAAACCGCCGGTCTTGAACTGCGCCAGTTGCGTGAGACTGTCGAGGGCCATGTGATCCACGATAACCCTGGGGGCCGTGGTTCAGGTTTGGCGCTCCGTCAAGGCCCGGGCCAGTTCGGCCGCCACCCGCGCGGTATGCGGCGTCACGTGTCGTCCAGGTCGAGGATGTGCGCGAGGGCGTAGTGGCCCCGGTACCCAGCCATCGTCCAGAAGCGGCGCCCGCAGTGGCAGTGCTTGCGGACGCCGTAGAACGGCACCGGGATCGCTGGCACCCACACGCCGGCCCGGTTAGTGGCCTGGACGTCACCGGCTGAGCCCGCCATCAGCCGCTGACCTGAGCCGGAGTGGCCGCGGCGCATCAGCCCACGCCGGTGGTGAACAGCACCGCGAGTTCCCGCTCCACGACGGTGAACGCCTTCTCCGCCGCGGCGATCTCCGCGGGGGAGAGGTTCTCCAGGTCGTGGGTCACCTCCGCGCGGGCCCTGTCGACGGCTTCGGAGACGAGGGCGTGGGCGTGCTCGACGGCCTTGGTGACGGCGCTGTCCGCGCCGCCGAACAGGTCCTTGATGCGCTGCCAGATGGTGACGCTGCCCATATCGGGTTCCTTCCGGTCCTAGTGGTAGCCGGCGCGCTCGGCGAGCATCGCCGGGGTGACGTAGCCGTCCCATTCTCCAGGGAACAGGTGTATCCCCGCGGCGTCGTAACAGGCCGCCACCAGCGCCGAGCAGATTTCATGATGTGTGCTGGCGATGTAGGACCGCAGCCCGGGGAACGGGATGTGGAGACGCCGCAGCGCGAGCGCGAGGTAATCAGCCCATGAGTACGGAGTCTTGCTCAGGGCGAAGCCCAGCGCCACGGCAGCGATCTCTTCCCGCTGCGCGGTGGTGAGTTCCAGGCCGAGACGCCCGGTGGACCACACCACCGGGGCGCCGGGCACGGCGACTTCCCGGGCGCCACCAGGCTCAGCCTCCACCACCCGCAGCGGGTGAACCGAGGTGACCACGAACGCGTGATCCCAGCGTGTGAAACCGTCCCCATTCAGCCACTCGAGGAAGCTGACGAGCGGGCCGGTGGGACCGCCGATGGGGCAGCAGCCGTAGTCGCCCAGTTGGGGGTGAACCGGTGGGGCCGTCATCAGAGTTGCGGGGGTTTGCTCATTGGACGGACTTCCAGCGGATCCCGGCGCGGAGCTTCCCGGAGGTGAGACCGGGGACGTCGCCGCCGAGTTTCTCCTGCTCGGCCAGCCACTCCGGGGCGCTTTCGTTGCGGCTCGCGGAGAGCGACCCGATCGTGTCGTGGCGCCTGGTGAGGTGCGTGTAGGGCGGCCCCGCGGCGGCCGCCTGGAAGCTGGCGATCCACGCGTCGAGCTGCGCGACGGTGCCGTTGAACGCGTCCGCGTCGTCGCCGTTCCGCAGCCCCCACTGCCAGAAGTCCCATTCCACCCACGGCGGCGGTGGGGTGGGGGCGGTCGCGGACGGGTAGGCGAGCCACAGGGCGTAGCCGCCGAGGCCAGCGCAGCCGCCGTCGCGGGCGAAATTGATGAACGTGTACACGCCGTGGGGGTTGTGGGGGCGCAGGGTGGCGAGTTCAGCCATGAACGCCCGCGCGCACGCCGCCGCCTGCGGATAACCACCGGACCCGAGGGTTTCGTTGTCGCAGAACAGCATGTCCGTGTCGACGAGCCCAAGGCCGGCGAGGGTGTCCACCATGTAGCGGGCCTGCGCGGCGCCGTCAAGTTCGGGGTCGAGGAAGTGGTAGGCGCCCCGGTGGAGGCCGGCGTCGCGGATCGCGTCGTGGTTGTAGAAATCGTCGGGGTCGGGGCTGTTGGTTCCGGTGCCGCCGAGGCCCTGGGTGACGCGGTAGATCCCGCCGCAGATCCCCGCCTTGGCGGCGGCGCTCCAATCGAGATGTCCCTGATAGTTCGACACGTCGAGCAGCTGCGCTGACTGGACGCCGTCAAGTGGATGGTAGAGGCGGATCTCACCCATGCGACCTCCCCTGTGGCCACGGAGTGGCCTGTAGCTGGATACTACGCCGGGGGCGTGACAGGTGCCGTGAGCTGAGTCGCGCCGACGTTCCGCATCGGCAGCGCGTACACCTGCCCAGCGGTGTCGGTGAACTGAACCCATGGCTCACCCGAGGTGAGGGTCTCATCGGTGACGGGGTCGGTGAACTGGGGGTCGAGGATCGCGCCGAGGCTTGTGCCGGGCTGGATCGAATGCCATGTGCTGTCGGGCAGCAGCACCGCGGTCGCGGCGGCGAGGCTGATCGCCATATGTGATCGCTTCCTTACTGGGTTTCGAGGCGGCGCAGGCGGCGGAGCATCTTCGGGATCTGCTGGTAGATGCGCCACGGCACCCGGCCGATGGTGAGGGTGAGTGTCTCACGGCCGTCGGCGGACACGTCGAACTCCATCTCGGACACCTGCAGCTGGACGTTGACCTGCAAGCGGCCTGAGCTGATCTGGATGGTGACGGTGTCCCGCAGCCAGATATGCGACGGCCCCCGCCACGCGCCGGGGTAGAGGACGACGGTGTAGGTGGGGGTGACGACCTGCGCGTCGTTGAGGAACCACTGCGCCGCGGCGGCGAGCGCGCCGGAGGTGGTGATGGACGTGCCGATGACGAGGTCCCACAGTCCCTGCGGCAGGACACCCACGTTGGGGACGGTGATCAGCTGCGGGGTGAGACTCGACCCGGAGTTCCCCGTGACGTACACCTCGTCGCCGTAGGTGGAGGGGTCCACCACGCGGGTGATGGAGCTCACTTGGGCGTCGCCGGGGGTGAACACGACACCCTTGTTGACACCCGGCGGGTAGAACAGGTCGAGGCGCAGGTCGTCGGGAGCGTAAGGGGTGATATCCCAGTCGAACCCCGACGCGAACGGCGGCAGCCCGGTGTCCCCGGCGCCGGTGACCATCTGCGCGATGGTGTCGATGTCCGCGCCAGCGTAGTCACCGGCGGCGGCGTTGAATGTCTGCGTGCCACCGGAGGACTGCCCGGCGCCGCGGGTGATGCCGAGGTTCCCGCCGGCGCGGGCCTGCGCGAGCTGCACCAGGTTCCACGCCATCAGCGCCGGGTCGACCGAGGTGTAGTTCGCGGCGGCGACAAGGGCGCGGCGGCGCAGGATTTCCTTGTAGTCCAGGGCGGTGAGGGTGACACGGTGGCCGGTGTTGTCGAGGGTGTCCTGGGTGGGCGCGAGACGCCCGGCGAACAGCAGCACGTCGCCGTACATGACCTGGAAGTCGGTTTCGAGTTCGGTGATCTCGTTGGGGGTGAGGTCGGTGCCGAGCATGTCGATGTCGCATTGGTGGTAGGTGGTGGGCCCGGCGCGCATCGTCAGGACCCTGGACTGAGCCTGGACGAACTCCCCGGCCCAGCCGCCGGCGGGCTGCGGCGCCCCCCACAGGAACCGCCATGGGGTGACCGGCACCAGCGACGGGTACACCTGCGACGGTGGCGGCGGCGGCGGTGGCGGGGGTGGCGGGATGATGGAGGAGCCGCCGTAGATGTCCTGGTAGGTGTCCAGGTACACGTCGGGGGACACACCCCCGGTGGGGCCGCTGACACCAAGGGCGGGGATTTCGATGGCGATTCCCGCGCCCCACGCGGTGCCGCCGTCGTAGGCGGGCCACGACGCCGACGGCGACGCTGACCCGTATTCGGTGAGGACGTACGCGTACTGTGTGGCGGCCGCCGATCCCAGGGCGGTCATGCCCGCCCCGGCGGTCAGCCCCGTCGCGCTGGTGCCCTGCGCGCCGAAGAACCCGTAGCTTACGTCACCGGTCTGGACGGTTGACAGGGTGCCTGTCTGCGCGGTGGCGGTCCCCGACGTCACCGCCGCGGTCTGGGGGAGGGTGCCGGTGGACAGCCCTGGGTCGGCGCCGGCGACCTGGTCGAGTGCCCACCCGGCGGAGGTCACGACAGGCACGGGGCCGAACGTGATGGTGGTCACGCCAGCGGTGCCGCCGGTGCCCGCGGCGGCGAACAGGAACAGTTTCGACTGCCTGGGGCCGCCCGTCCCGTATGGTTTCGACGCGATCAGCTGCCAGGTGAGGCCGTTGCCGGTCACGACCGGCACCGGCGGTGGTGTGGCCGCTACCGCGGTGGCGTTGACCCCGAGGAGGTACTGGTCGGTGGTGACAGGTGTCCACGACGCCGTCTGCCAGGTGTTCTGGGTGACGGCGTCGTAGGTGGCGCCGTACAGCGGCGCCCGGTAGTCCGAACTGGTGAGGATCGGTGAGGTGAGGGAACCGCTGGTGGGGGAGCAGCCCTGGTACCAGGCGACACCGAACGTGGATTTCCCCGCCGCCGCCCGCGCCTGCGCGAACGACGACACGTAGTTCATGTAGGTGGTGATCTGCGCCTGCGTGTAGGAAGTGATCGGCGCGCCGTATTCGAACACGCCAAACGGCAGGCTCGCGGCGTCGGCGATCGCGGACGCGTCAGTGATCAGGTTCGGGGTGGAACGCAGGTATTCGGTGGCGTAGTAGTCGATCGCCAGCCCGTCAGGCGGGTAGGCGGAGTCGCCGGGGACTCCGCTGATGAGGGCGTTGGCATAGTCGGTGAACGGATGCTCGGCGAGGCTTGGGGTGGAGTACGACAGGTCCGCCCACAGCTGGTAGTAGGCGCGGACAGTGGGGCCGTAATACTTGTGCATGTCGAGGTACTGCTGCGGCGTCATGTTGTTCGCCGCGGACCCCGCTTCCTGCCACAAGACGACGATCGCGTCGAGGTACAGGGTGTTCTTGCAGTAGTTCAGGAACGTGCCCAGCGAGCTCAGGTCGCCGCTGCTGGTCGGGTTGAACGCCGGCTGCAGGCACAGGATGACCTTGGTGCCGAACGCGGCGTAGTTCGCCAGGTCGTTCTTGGTGGTGTCGAAGTTCGAGGTGCCCCAGAATTTCTTCGTCAGCGCGAGGTGGGTGCCGTTGACGGCGCGGGCGACGGCGGCGGTGAGGATCGTGTCGGCCTGCGCCTGGGTGTCACCGGACCATGGGCATCCCTGGCTGGGTGAAAGGGACAGGTTGGAGATGGTCCCGCCGGTGAGGGTGGCGCGGGATCCTCCGGTGAGGACGCTGGTGAGGGTGAGTGACACGGCGGCCCGTCAGAAGACGCGCCCGTAGGCGTTGTAGTTCGCCGACGCGGTGAACCCCGTCAGGGTGCTGCTCACCGCTGGTGGGGTGCCAGCGGCCCCCGATGGGGTCCAGGAACCGGTGCCGCAGATGATCGGCGTGACACCGGTCAGGTTGGTGACGAGGGCCTCATCACCGGCGAACGTGGGCATCGCCGCGCCGGTCATGACAGTTCCGCGAGGCTGTAGCACACGTTGCGGAGGTTCGCCTGATCAGCGCCGCTGCCCGTGCTGAACGCGTTGTCGAACCAGTAGTCCAGGCCGGCGGTGAGGTACAGGATGTCGTTCATGCCCCATTCGGTCTGGTTGCTGATCCCTGACCCGCGTGGCTGGTAGTCGGACGTGGGCCCGTAGCGGGTGCCGGTGACGGGGACACCGTTGGGCGGGACGGTGGTGACCGCTCCGCCAGTGGCGACGGTTCCGCTGGCGGAGCCGGACACGTAGGCGCAGCCGGTGAGCTGGTTTCCGCCGGCTACGCCGGTGTAGGTGACGACGGCGGTGGTGGACCCCGACGCGGCCACGTACACAGTGCCGCTGGCGGGGAACCCGGCGGGCAGTGTGGAGACGTCGAGGACCCCAGCGGACGGTGACGACCAGGACGCGATGGCGCTGATGGTGCCGCCGTTTGACCCGGCGGCGATGGTGAGATTCGCGGCGACACCGTAGTAGCCGCCGACGTCGACGAGCGTGACATTGGTGGCGGTGTTCGATTCGCCGTTGACGATGATGAGACAGCGGCCGCTGCTGCCGGTGGTGTAGGTGACGGTGGACCCGAATCCGGCCATGACGTCGGTGGTGCTGATCGTCCCGGTGGGGTTGCCCGGGGTGAAACTCAGCGGCGCCGCGACGAGCTGGGCGGTGAGTTTGCCGGTGATGGC